TAAGAACTTTAACTTTGTCTGCTCTGTTTCTTTTTTTACCAGATAATTCTAAGATTTCATATATGTCTAATTTTCTGGGTGCTTCGTCTTCTGTAACTGCCATAATATGCTCTCCTTGCTCAAATGTTTTGAGTTTATTCTACAATGTATTATTTCATTATAATAATCATCTCTTAACAATACATGATTATCAAATTGTAATTTACTTTCCCAATAGGAACACTCTCCTTTGGATTTGCACAGTTTAAGAATCTCTCTATGATAATTCTTAAACCCTTTTTCTTCAACTAGTTCTTGTATTTTTCTATTAGATCCATAGTAGTCTTTCCAATTAGATTCTACTACAATTCTTCTATTTTTCCCTTTGACTTTCTTTTTACGGCTAGACCAAAATAATTTTTTACCAATGTATTTTTTATCAGTATCTTTTTCAGTTATTTGATACACAAATCCGACTAAGCTATCATTGGGATAGTTTTCTAATTGAAATTTTTCACCTTTGTAATACCACATATATTATATATCATCTTCTTCTTCCTCTTCATTTATGATGATAGCTGCAGCTGGTTGACCACACATAGGACAGAAGTTTGGTTCTATGTCTGACACTATATGTGATTCTTGTTCACAGCTTTGACATTCAATGAGATATTCATTCATATTAAAAGTCGATTTCACATTCGCCGCTTGCGCACGCAGCGGCACCTGTTGTATCTATATCAGTATATTTTTTTCGAGTGATATCATCTAACCATTCTATCTTTTTTAAATTAGATTGAATTTTTTCCCATTTATGTAGGAGATATGCATCTTTTAAACAATATTCTGTCTTTTTAACATCACCGTCCATATAATTGTCAGAGAATGCTTTAAACCTTCTAACCCAATCTTTTTTCAAAACATTAGTTGAATTTTCTATACTAATATCTTCTCCCATTCCTTGAGCTGTAGAACAAGCAGTCCAAAGGTTATCGAAAGCTTTTAAAGAATCTACAACCATTCCACTTGCAAATATTGCACCGGTACCATATTCTTTAACCATCTGTTTTGCATCAATCACTGCTGTGTTAGGTGCTTGATTGTAATCTTTATCACCAGTCATTGGTAAGAAGGAAATACCTGCAAAATAATTTCTGTTTTTAAATACATAGTTTTCTACCTCTGACCAATCATCAACTATAATTGTATTTGAAACATTATGTCTTAAACCTTTATCAGCGCAAAGATCTTCATTAGTTCCTGCTACCACCCAATTTTGTTGAGCTTTCTTAACTAATTCTAAATGTTTAACACCTAATAAGTCATCTTTGTAAATAGAACCTTTCTTCGGTAATATTGGGAAACTAATAACATAATCAGTACCACCTGCTGACCAAACTGAATCTTCTATCATGTAGGGATTACTTTTAAGTATTGCCTGTGATATTTCAGAATCTTTTGTCATCTGAACGTTTCTAATATACATCTTACTATGTTCAGCGTGGATACCAGAAGCTGTCTGCAATAGAACCGATGCGTTACCCGAAGGTTTGACACAAGTAGTTCTGGCTGCTGGATTAATACCAATGATAGACGCAACTTCCTTATTAACTTCTTTAACAATCTTAGCTCCCTTTTGAAGAATCTTATCATTAAAAAGAATATCAGGGTTATTCATCCATCCAGTTATTGATACTCCTAATAATGCTTCTCTATCAAATATTTCTTTTGATATTGGTTCTATAAATTTAAAATCAGTGTACCCTGCTTGTAGTGTACCAAGTATAGATGCTGCTCTACATGCTTTATAAAAATTTTCTTCTGATGTACATAAGCCACCATTAATCTCTGTTAGGTTACAACCTTGCCAACCGGATTTACCATCTTTCTGAGGAAACATACCAATCTCAACACAAGGATTTGTTGTATGCTCTTTTGAATCTACAAAATAAAAGCCGGGTTCACCGAACTGCTTTACTGATTCCATGATTTTACTAAACTGTTCTTTAGTTACTTCATCTCTAACAATTACCGCAGAGTTGTTAGATCTTCCTCTTTGTGGATTATCTATGAACCAATTACCAGTTTTTGCATTCATCATTTCTTCATCATCAGGAGAAAACAAACAAATAGTTGCTGAACGTCTTACTCCACCTGATAACACAGCATCAGATGCATGCATACAAATATCATAGACATGTATTGGGCTTAACCGTGTTTCTTTATTAGCTAGTACTAATCCTTGTATTAAATATTCTACTCTGTCTAAACATCTTCTTAATCCATCTGGCCCTGGCGCTTTGAATCCACCAGATATCATAGAACCTGCAGGACGTATCTGACTTAAATCAAAAAATATTCTTCGTCCTTCAAACTCTGGATATTTACCGCCGCCTTCGAAGTAAGAAGACAAAAGTACATCAAGAGCTGATGCCCAACCTTCAATAGAATCTTCTACTACATAACCTTTTGCTTGCTTATTTCTTAATTTAATTTTTGGTAATTTGTCGACATGATGTTTCTGTACAGAGAAACCTGCTCCAGCTCCACACAATAAAATATAAAAGAATTCTCCAAAGAAAGATGGCCTATCAGCATATGAAGATGTACAATTATACATTCTCATCTGATGTTTTAATAATTGTTCACCACCGAATTGCAATGATCTTTGAGCTGCTAACACTCTTTGTTCATTATAAGCTTCTTGAGCTTCATCTAAATATTTTTCCAATTCACCGTTCTTTTTATAATGGTCTCTATGCATATTGATAACTCTATCAACAGCTTCTTCCCATGTTTCATATCTTTCATCTTCTTCTTTAAATCTAGAGTAGCCATCATAGAATTTAGTTTCAGATAAAAATGTTCTTGTGTCAACAAACCCTTTTGTCTGCATATCTTCTCTCTTTCTTATGTGGATGTTTAAGCTGGTATAGTTATTATATATTATAATTGAATCAATGTAAAGGACTTATTACACTAATTTTTTTAATTTTTCTGCATATTCAACTATGCTATGATCATACATTCCATCAAACAATTTTCTTTTTGTCAAAGCTTTCCATCGACCTCTCCAGCCATCTTTAAATCTTTGCCAAAATGTTTTTGTTCTAAAGTTTCCGTAATGATTGATATACCATTCTGTTCCGTGGTGTCGATATCCCATGAACCAGAAAGGTACCTTTGTGACGATGTCATTATTATTTACGAATCTCCAATGAGGTACGTCCATTCCTTCACAGAATTCTCTACCTCCAACTCTCGGAGATCCATATGTATATAGTTTTGGATTCTTTTCTTCTAGTCTTGATGCACATAGCGTTGCCATAGCTCCACCTAATGAATGACCAGTAATCCATAATTGTTTTTGTTTATTTCTTTGTAGTAAAGCATCTATGTCATTCCATAATTTTCTTAACTCAAGTTTAAATCCTAAATGAACTTTACCTTCAGTTTTAGATTTTCTTTTAAAAGCTAGAAGATCTGCTTTTACATCTGACATTTCGCTAGGTTCAGTACCTCTAAAAGCTACTATAATATTTTCTTCATCAGAGAATATATGACATTGTGCACCATCATTTTCCAAGAACTTATAATTTTTAAATCCAATCTTATTAAGTTCTCTCATAGCTCTTGTACCATCATGATAAGCTAGTGCACTTACTTCAGCAAAGAAGTAATTCTTCCAATCTAAATTTTGCCAATTTAATTTTTCGCATTTATCAAAAAATTTCTTTGTCATTAGATTCTTTCTCCTATTGAATACTTCCTTGTGATATATTATCAGATATGTCTTCAGTAACAGCTTCCTCATAATATACTATAATCTCGCTTTGTTGTTCTATATATCTCTTTATGTCTGCCATATTTAATGCTAGGTTCTCGTAACTTCGAACTGATATCGCATAGAATATCAAGTTACCTTCTGCGTTTAAGAATCTTTCAGAAAACTCATCGTAATTTTCTTTAGTTACAACATACCATTTTACCGGAGATAATTTTAGCCCTTTAGGTCTTTCAACTACTGGTACATTGTTCTTTATTATTTCTGTTACTGTAACGATTTCTTTTTCTGGCTCTCTGAACCATGAGCAACTACTTAGCAGTAATAGACTCGAAATCATTAAATAGTTTTTGAGTTCCTTCATTTATTTTTTTCTCTACTAAACCGGGTTTCTTTTCGCTTAATCTTGTTAAGTCGTGTTTCTGTAATTTCCTTCTAAGCTCATCTTGGTATACTTCTGCATCTTGCAACTTACCTTGAAGTTCTTTATTCAACTTATTTGTTTTTTCTACATTAGACTGAATTGTCTTAAGTGCTTCTTCTTTTGATTTATTGGCAACTTCTAACTTAGCGTTGTTATCTCGAAGTGTTGCTATTCTTTCTTGAGTGTCATTATAGTATGATACTGCTCCATAACCAACTCCACTCAATACAACTAATATAATTATCAATCCATAAATTTTAATCATTTAATTATCTACTTTAGCTCCAGCTCTCCATTGATAACATGACCAGTATCTTGCTTTATATTTAGGACCTGGGTTATCACAGTTATGCCTTGCTCTAAAGCTTTTTCTTCTATTCGGATCATCTCTCTTAATTGACATATTAGGATCGCCAAATCGTACTACAACAATATTACCGTTTGGTCCTTTTGTGTATACTTTAAATTTTTTATTTGGATTTTCTGATGTTCTTATTGGATCATTTAACTTTACTTGCTTACCTTGATATTCAGCTTCCATTATTACGTGATCAAATTGGCATTCTTCACATTCTTCACCAATACCATTATCTTCTATATATTTTCTAAATCTTTTTAGCAATACAGGTTTTTTATCTTTCTTTCTTCTTTTATCGTGTATTGTATTCGGCCCCATGGCAGTATCAGCAGGATTTGGAATAGATGCAGTGGTTGTCATTTCATCTTTTATCATTCTACCACTTTTTCTTTTCACAGGAACTTTTAAGTTCTTTCTTTTTCTATCTCGTCTCATATAAGTCTTTTCATCAATATCATCATCTAGTGGACCATATTTTTTACTAAGA